AGTCCGCCATGAATTGACGGAGCGATGGGTTGCCGCAAAGCGCTCCAAACTGGAGACACCTTCGCAACCGACTGCCACCGCCACCATTCAGTCTCTCTCAAAATAGAGTGTGGGTCTGAGTCGGTGGAAATCCCCGACATTCCCGAGGCTTGGCCAGGCTGGAGAGCCGGCTGCCGCTCTCCACAACGGTCGCTTCAGCCCAATTCCCCCGAAAATTCCCGCCTATTCTCCAGGGCCATTTCAGAAGTGTGCCTTTGCGCATTGGAGGGGCCATTTTCCCTGCCAGCAGGGAAATCTGCAGGGAAATCGGTCTTTCGCGACTGATGTTTCAAATTGTGACGTCCGCAACGCCATGCCGGACAAGGACTTTCCGTTCAGCTCGACGGAAATTCCCATGTTCCCAGCAGGGAATTTATCGACACCTTGCAGGGAATGTTTCCCAGCGATCAGGGAAATTCTGGTCGCTGTTGGGGACTGTCATGGCCGTTCCGGAGTTGCGACGATCCGCGAGATCGTGCCTGGTGCTATCATCTGGTCAATCCGCCATGGCCTTCCGGAGGCCCAGACCATGGAACAGATCGCGCTGAGCCTCCCACGAGATGGGGAGCGGCCGGCGCGTCAGGGCACCCAGCGAGATCGCCAACGGCTGGCGACCCTGCAGGATCATTTCGACCAGGTCAGGCGCGAGCCACGCAAACGGTAAAAGTCGGGCAGCATAGTGGTCACAGTAGCCCTCCGACTGGGCGATGGCTTTGAGGGATGATGCCTCTCCCGACGCAAGGCGGCCAGCCCAGGATTTCGAAAGCGCCAGCCCGCGGACCAGTGCGCGATCAACTCGACCGGCGACATTTGCCTCCCCGAGAGGTTCTATGATGAGCGCACCTTGCCGATGCTTCAGCGTCACAGGAATGCTGACTGCGACACCGTCGGCGACAACCTCGATACGCCCCGGCAGCCGGTCGATCTGGTTCGAGGTGGCTTCCGCGCGAACTAGAATCTCCACGAATTCATCGGTGAACGTGACCCGAGCGACCGCAGCGGAGACGCGGTTCCAAGGCGCGTCATCTGCCCGAAAATCAGGCCGGACCCGGCGCAGCGTCTCCGACATGACGAAATCATCGATAACGCCCATGGATATGCGACTGATCTTGCGGGTTGCCAGCCGGGCTCCACACGGCGGCGACTTGGCAGCATAGTAGCGGTATCGGCGGCCGTGCCGCGTTGAGTAGGACGCCGACATCGGCGCGCCATGGGCATCGAACAACAGTCCACGCAAAAGCACCGGCACGGATATCCGCTGAGACACAGGGTGATCTGCACAGTCTCCAGCTAACCGCGCATGGGTCTTGTCCCAGAGGGCCTGATCGATGATAGCCGGATGGGCGTTGGGATAGACCAGTTCCTTGTGGCGGATGGAACCGATGTAAACCGGGTTGTTGAGGATGTGGTAGAGGGCACCCCTGGCCAAGACCCCACCGCCAAGCATCTCGCCCTTTCGGCCCATCCACTTCTTGGAGCGGACGCCGAGCCCTTCGGCAGCCTCCGTCAAGCGCTGGACCGAGCCCAGTTCATTGTAGCGCTCGAAGATCCACCTGACCGTCTCGGCCTCGTACGGGTTCACCACCAGCTTGGCGTCGACGCCGTCATATCCCAGCGGCGGACGTCCCCCCATCCACAGGCCCTTCTTCTTTGACGCGGCGATCTTGTCGCGGATGCGCTCACCTGTGACCTCCCGTTCGAACTGGGCGAAGGACAGCAGGACATTGAGGGTCAACCTTCCCATGGACGTTGTGGTGTTGAACGCCTGGGTGATCGAAACAAAGCTGATCCCCTTATGGTCGAACAGCTCTACGATCCTGGCAAAGTCAGCCAGGCTCCGTGTCAGGCGGTCGACCTTGTAGACCACAACCACGTCGATCAGACCCTTGCCGATGTCCGCCAGCAGCGTCTTGAGGCCGGGGCGGTCCATCGATCCGCCGGAGAATCCACCGTCGTCATAGACGGTCGGGATCTCGGACCACCCCTCCCCGGCCTGGGACAATATGTAGGCGGCGCAGGACTCCCGCTGGGCGTGGAGGCTGTTGAAGTTCTGCTCCAGCCCTTCCTCGCTGCTCTTGCGTGTATAGATGGCGCAACGGAGCGACTTGATCATTTCGCCACCCTTCCCTGCAGAGCTGGCGATTTGCGAGCCTTGACGCCGAAGAAGACCGGACCGTTCCACTTGGTACCCGTGATAGCTTTGGCCACCTTTGACAGGGAGGAATATTGCGTCCCTTCGTAGTTGTAGCGGTCGCCAACCACATAGATCACGTGACGAATTCCCCCCCACTCCCGGATCAGGGTGGAGCCTGGCTTGAGGCTGATTGATGGCCCCGGCGAGAACCCTCGATCCGCTGAGAACCGGGATGCGAGGTCTTCGAGTTCGCGCCTTACGCGACCCGAAAGCGCCCCCTCATGTTCGCAGTGGATTCGATAGGCCATGGCACGGTGGAGCTGATCGCGTGACCGGTAGGCCGGCACGGGACCCCATCTCTCCGACCAAAGCGCGCGGAGCTCCGGGAGCGCCAGAAATTCTATGCCTTGGAGGTCATTATCAATCGATCGCGACTTGGCGGCCGGTGCTGGTTCTCGACGTGCGACGGCCATCAGCGGACATCAACGATGCTGTAGCGACGCGCGCCGTCAACACTATCTGACGCGACCGTGTGTCCCCGAACCTTCTTGACTGTGCCGGCAATTGCACCGCGGACAGAATGGGCCTGCCAGCCGGTTGCAAGGCAAAGTTCGACCATGAGTGCACCGCCGGGTCGCGTCATCAAGGCGATGAGAGTGTCGAGTTTCGAGAGGGGTTGCGGAGGCGCGGCGGGCGGGATTTCGACAGACAAAGCGTCCGCCATCCGTGTCTTTTTGATCTTCGATCTACGGGCCATTTTGTTCTCCTGTTCGGCGGCACCGCACAATGCGGCCCCACTGACACGAGCCCGAATGCCGGGCTGAGAACGGTCTCACTGACGCTCTCTTCGCCACGGAAGTCGAGTGCTATTGACGAATCATCAGGAGGTGACGACCGTGAATTAGTGAGCTGGCGGCGTGGTTGTGCCTCGCTGCCTGAAAGGTCCCAGCGGGACAGCGCGCGTATCTGAGCCGGTGAGACTGGTTGCGCCACGATCGCCGAAAGCCCCAGCGGGGCGGCGCAGCCGTAGCCTTGCGCTCCCCTACCAAAAAACCTGCAGCGCAAGCGAACTCCCACAGACGCGCCATGGGGCTCGCAATGTCACACTCATCATCGCCGCAGACGCGGCTTGTCGTTGAATACCTTTCCCCCACTCTGCTGAAACCCGACCCGCGCAATCCGCGCAGTCACGATAAGCGACAGATCACCCAGATCGCCGCCAGTATGCGTGAGTTCGGCTTCACCAATCCGATACTCGTCGATGAGGATCACGTCGTGATCGCCGGCCACGGCCGCCTACTGGCCGCCAAACAGATCGACCAAATCGATGTTCCGGTCATCCGTCTTGCCGGATTGTCCGAGACCCAGAAGCGCGCCCTGAGACTGGCGGATAACAAACTTGCGCTGAATTCCGGCTGGGATACGGACCTGCTGCGGATCGAGCTTGAGGCCATTGCCGACCTTTCAATCGACTTCGACGTCAGCCTGATCGGCTTTTCTGCGGGTGAGATCGACGTGTTACTGTCGGCGTCCCCAATGGGCGATCCAGATGATGAGGCTATCCCCGAAGTCTCCGCAGAGCCGCGTACCCGGTTAGGCGACATCTGGGCTCTTGGCGACCACCGGGTAGGATGTGGGGATGTTCGCGACAAGGCCTTCCTGGAAGAGGTCATGGGCCTCGGCACCCTGGCGGACGCTGCGTTTCTAGATCCGCCCTACAATGTCCGGATCAAGGGACACGCCAACGTTAAGTCCCGACATCGGGAATTCGCCATGGCTTCAGGTGAAATGAACCACACCGAATTCACCGCCTTTCTAACGGAGTCACTTGGTGCGAGCGCTGCAGTCTCGCGGGATGGCGCAGTCCATTACGTATGCATGGACTGGCGTCACATGGACGAAATGCTGACCGCGGGCCGGGCCGTATATGGCGATCTCCTAAATGTCTGCGTCTGGAACAAGTCAAATGGTAAGCGGAGCTCCGAGGTCACCTTCCTTGTGTGATTGTGGTGGGTGAGAATGTGCGATCTGTGGCCTTGGTCGGG